AGCCATCTCGCCTGAGTATTCTTTCTCTTGTCTTACGCCACGTTCTTGTGCCTACTCCTGGCTTTGCCATCAATACCAGCCCTTTTTCTTATGAAAGGCGAGCGCATTACATGCTGTTTGATGTCTGTGCTTTATGTACTTCAAGCCTTGATCTATTTGATAATAAGGATCTTTGCTTTTCATCTTTAACAGCTGTGGTATTCCATACGCACTTGACTTAGGATTCTTTGCTGTTGGTATCCATCTTGATTCTTTATACCAGAGATCACTTAAACAATAGAATTCTTTAAAGTCATGATTTAACTGCATGAATGCGTATTGCTTGTATATGTTCTTATTAGCTGCTTGTACTGGCTCTAAGGCTAGTAATTGGCTCACAATTATAGTTATCCCAATTAGGTGCCACCTTGCGAGCCATCCCCTACGGGGCTCGCCTTTTCGCCTTTGAGGCGAATGTCTTCTAAAGGTTATCATATGAATGCAAATCCTTTCGTATAACCGCAGGTCAGACGGCATTTCTTTACTGTTTACATGCACCGCATTTATTAAATTGCATTTTCCAAGATCCGCATAAATGACATCTTTCGATGTCTTTATCCATAATGTCCTCCTCTAATCTTGCGCCTTTTCTGTAACATTTCTGGCATTCTGCGATAACAACTCCTGGCACTGTATCCCATCCATGTTCAATCTCAAATATGGTCGGTTTCTTACAGGCATTACATTTCATTACCGCAGCTTCAATCATGGCTTCGCACCCCATCCACGACCTTTAAATATCGCTGGCGTTGCTGTGAATACCTTACGCATTTTTGCACCGCATAAAGTACAAGCTGGAGGTTCGTGGTTTATTGCTAAATCAAATTCCACAATAACCTCCTCGCCTGGACATTCATAATCGTATTTAGGCATGGTGGCCATAATCGATTCTGTTAATTACTCCACAGCCTACGCATTTGAGCAATCCCTCAACATGCACCATTCTCGGATCGTTACACATATCGCAACACTCATTAAGCGGCACGATGTCCGGAACTACTGTGCCATCTGAATGAAACTTAATGCGTAAGCGACCCTCTTGAATTATTTCTAACTCGCCCATTTATTTGTCCTCACATTCATGTGTAATGTTTGGTATTTTAAATGTATAAATCTCACCAGCGCAGGTTTGAAATTGATAAAAAGTCCCATTATCAATAATTACGCTTGCTTCATGTATCTGCATTTCTTTCATCATTTATCCTTATCTGGATCGGGAATGTAAAACTTGCCATTGCTTGTTATCTTTGCCCAAATAGGCTCACATTGATCTGCCTTGCTTTTTTCTGTGCAGACATAACCTAAATACGGCTTTCCTTGCTTGCTGGTTCCTTGTTTGCGCAATCGCTCACCATGCTGGCAATAGTATTTTTCTTCTACCTTTTCAGCATTCAGCTCTTTTGCGACATCCTCAACTGACCAAGCAACGGGTGCTGGATCTTCTAACTTAGGTGCTGACCATTCTGTATTTCGCAAAGCATTAACTACAGCTGCTGTTCTTGTGCCAGGTGCTCCATAGGTAGGCTTGTTTAAATCTCCTTCTCGTACTCGCTCCATTTCCAATTTAGATGGTCTTGCACCTTTTTTGGCGTAAGTCCAGTTAGCGAGCGCACGACCCAACGCAGAACTTTCAGACAACTCGCAAGCAAATTTATTAAAACCTGAAGTTGTTTTCGTTTCACTCGCCCAGCCAGTCGATACTGGAAATTGATCAGCCTCAGTTCTAAATAGCCGAGCCACAAATACGTATTCATCGCTCGGAGCGTTAGCGGCGACAACTCGCTCAGTTTCAATTCTGCCATCTGGGTTGTCTTTCCAAAATTTCGATAATCTTTCTTCAACCGTTTCATAATCCTCCAGATTAAAAGCCATAATTTATCTCCTGTTTTCCTTGTCGATATTCTTGTTGGGAACGTAAGTCCCAGATGCTGCCATCACTCCAAGATTCCAGATAGTGTCGGCATTTGTCGCAGTAGGCTCTTTGTAAACCGTTACTGCTTGTTGAAATCCAAGTTGCAGGTTGCTGAGCCTTTTCATACCAGCTTCCGTCAGCCTTTTGACCCCATTGATTTTTGCAGATATCGCACCAAACATTTCTATTAGAATTTCTCGTAATCGTCATCTAATTGACCTCTGAGAACATCTTCGTAGAATGCAAGGTATGCAACTGAATCGACAACACTGTCGTGATGTGATGGTGTTTCAACCAAACGAGCGATTTTGACCCCTGCCATGCAAAGGACAACTTGATGCGCCGTAATTGGAAACTCCAAGATTGCGCTCCACAGCTCTGCAATTCGCTTGTGGTTGGTATAAGGAGATCCATAAATTCGACCTCGGTCTTGTATGAGTAATCTTGCCTCATCAAAAATTGCTTCACGATTAGCGGACATTGCTGCGGACTACCTTCATGCCTTGTTCATAGCCAGCACGCCATGCTTCATCCCATAACTTATTTCTGCGCTCTTCTCGCCAAGCCATAAATAAGAAAAGCCCAAAGGTGCTAAAAATGACGATTGCTACCGCCATTTGATCACTTATGTTGCTCATTTGTTTGCTCCCGATCTCAGGCGTTTGCCTGTTGGGATTAAGTATGTGCTAGATCAGCGACAATCTGTATAAGTGTGATGGCGTGTCAGATAACAATACTGTTATCAATAACATCGATAGCATCATCAATTGTGCGTTCTTTGTAGTCTGTTTGCCTAGACATAGGATTTTCCAAGAGCTGTAAATGATCCATCTTTGTTGATTGGAATCATGTGTGGGGTCATGTTTTTGCCATCCCAGTCCAGGATTACGATGCCCATCTGCCAATTTGCTATACCCTTAACATACGTGGCTTTAGATTTGTTCATAAGATTGCCGGTCTCTATGCCCCAAATCGTCCTGTAATTGGCTCCTACGCCCTCTGTATAGGCACTTAGCCCTAACTTATGGGTATGACCACAAACAACGCTCTTACCAGCCTTTTTAGCCAGATTAAGGGCAGTTATGCCAGGGTTAGGGTTTGTGTTGCCTTCATCGCCATGTGCCAAGATCCAACCCTTTTCAAACTCATAAAAGGTCTTGTGGAATTGAATGCCCATTGTGGCAAAATCCATAAACTTGTCGTACTGCAGCTCTGGCAAACTGATTAAGCCAGGCACCTTTAATAAAGTGTTGTATAGGCGATCAGTATGATTAGAACGGACAATATGAGCCTCTCTAGCGTGCTCGGTGAGATCCCAAAGAATCGACTGAGTAAGTTCACGATCCTTGTGCAAAGTCTGCTCATAAGCCAAAGGTGTTTTTTCAGCCCAACGGCTAATGGTTTGAAAATCAATCTCATCACCAACGTTAAGTACACTGTCAAACTTCTCCCGTCTTGCTAACTTGATTACATTTTTTACAGCTGCTTCGTGGTGGAATGGAATCTGTAAATCTGAAATAACCAGGTATCGCTTAATCAAAATCCTCTTCATCATCAGTTGGATCAATCGATGGGATGATCCCTCCATCTCCGACAATCCAGTCGGGTAGGATTCTTTCTTGCATCATCCAAAATGCCATCGTTTCACTGAATCCTGCCTTCTTAGCTGCTTTGTAGCATTCATGGAGGCTAATGTAGAAATGATCCATTTGGGTTAATGGCTCTGGCGACTTACGCACAATCCGCTTCTTTGCAACCTTTTTACGAGTTGTTTGCTTTTTGCGTGTGTTTGCCATGTTTTAAATTATCGCTCTAAAAGAATGTTGTAAATCTCATCGACACGCTGATTAAGGCGTTTAATTTCAGTCAATAAATGACTGATGACATACCCAGCGAATCCGCCTAATATGCCAATCGTTGCGATGTACAGTGTAAAGAAATCCTGTTCGGTCATAGTTTAGTTGATATCCCAAATTCTTTTTCTGTTGGGTCTAACCATTTAACTAGAGGAGCGATTAACGCACCAAGCAATACTGCGTACTCTGGCTTTATATCTCCAGCGATTGCTAAGCCAACTGTAAGTCCAGAAGCTGCTACTGCTCGCAAATAAGATTTAATTGCTGCCTTGTGTTTCTTGCTTAGTTTCATACTTTGCCTCCGAGAAGTGGGATGTCGAAAAACGATCTGTCCTGATCTCCCGCAGGGCTAAAGGAAATGTGGATGTGCGACTTGTGTGGGTTAAATCCTTTGTAAGTCCTGTATTTCCAATTACCTCTAGCAGAACATATTTTACCATCGAAGATAATGTAAGTAATGCGTTTACGCTTATCTGCTTTGGCATAAAGTCTTAACTGCTCAACTAAGTGAACTGCCAATCCCTTGATTTTATTTAGATCTTTGTCCACATCGATAGCGCGAACCACGCCCGTATCGCTAGTCGGATTGTGGTCGGATTTAGATTGTGAGTGCCTAGCATCGCCAATCCAACCATCAGAAGAACGATCCCTATCTGGAAA